GTCCTTATTGACATTTTAAGATGTCAGTAAAGATGCCTTCCACTGGTAACTTATAAGGGCTTAGTTCCTTATGAGGTCCGTAGGAAATCCCGTTTGAGAGTTACAAACTCAAGTTGGATTGTCTGGTTTGACCGACTCAGTCTTTATATCTAAGTAAAGACCGATTCCTTCAGATATTTAATATCTTCCTTCGGGAGAGGGAAGACGTTCTTTGTCTGAAGAGCAGTTAAAATAATACCTAATTTGTTGACATCTCTTCTATATTCTCTTTGAGAATATTTAGAGACTTTTGGAGGTCTTGGTCTCTTAGAGACCAATTCCAACAAGTCATCAAACTTATCGAGATCCTTTCCGACTCAATCGGAAAGGGATTCTTGATTTGAAGTAATATTTACGACTTCTCTGATAAATCTTAAATCATCATCATCTAAGCATGAAGCTCATGCTGATTTGAATGATAATTTATTAAATCTATCTTTGTCGTCGTATCCGGATCCGCCATATTGCCACATATTCATGGTTTCTCTACCATGATATAGAGTAATAAACAAGTCTATAACTTTTCTCCTGTGATTAGCAGGATTATTAAAAGTTTTAAACATGTCGGACGAATTACCAACCTCTGTCTCCAGATATTCTTTTAGAATACTGGCCAAATAGTCACTGGTTATCCTCTTAAAAGGAGCCAACTCTATTGGGTGTTCTTTTCTTATCGCTAGGAAAGTATAAGCGCAGAGTAGGAGAAGTTCAGCTCTGCTGGACTTCCCGGGATAAGAGAAAGTTTCAAACTGAAATTGGTGACCTATTTCCTTTGATCTTATTAAGAATGCTGCCTCAGATTTGAGGTCAGATTCTAATAATCTTAAAGGAAGTGGGGAAATCTCTCGACCGTTGATGAATAAGCGTTTAGCAAATTCAGCAATACTTTTGTCCTTTGTAGAGACAAAAGAATCGGATTCTTTGAATTCGATTTCAAGAGATTTTAGCAACTTCTTATATGAAGAAGCTAATTTATCATTTGAAATGACTATGTCATCTCCAATGATTAAATAATTCCCCTTTGTCTTAATTCGTTGCTGGTATCCGGCTAACCTGACAATTAAGTGATGACATAAAGCAAAACTAGCCCATGAGGTGTAAACACCCATGGGTGAGCCTACTTTATATTTTGTCACTTCTTGTCTATGCATGTCGGATGAAGTATAACATACCGAAGGTTTTAAAACATAATTTATAAATGCTTCCTCAACTTGTGAAAGTCAAGGAAACAAATTAGAAATTAATGTTCATTGAAGTTCTGAAGGAAATCTGTCAGTAGCTTTACTCAAATCTATTGAGTGTATGCTCCTGCCTTCTTTCGTTCATTGCTTCAAAACCTTACTTGATTTGGATTGATTTCAAGAACAATCTTCATTAATTGTTCTCAAAATCTTCATTAAGTATTCATGATAAGGCTTTAAACAAGTCTGTATCGTATGAGTACCTATTGAAACAATCCTTGTCTTACCTCCATAATCTGCTATTTGACTTAATCGAATAGTAGGCTCTGGAGACTTGATATGGTTTCCTGGGATTTTATTCCTAGTTTTCCAATTCAAAGTATTTCAAGGAGCATTTTCCAATTGATTGTGTGGAAAGTTGAATTCATTTAACTTATGTAAATATAAGTTTCATGATTCTTCTCAACGCTCAATCATTAAGTGGTATTTGCTTTCATTTGTTAATTTAAAGACACCTTTATTAATCTTTCGATTATTATTGGTACCTTGAAGAAGAACACTAAGTAATTTAGTGTCTTCATCAATTCCTTTTCACAACAAATGTTCGCATGGATAAGTAACAGTAGCCGGTAATCCTCATCTTCCTCGTTTCATTGAAACGAAGTTAGTTGAAGGTTTTACTTTTAAAGCTACTCAGTTACGAGGAATGATCCTATCTAGACTTCTTATAGTCTTTGGAATGGTATAATACCTTGTAAAGGGTTTTATATTATCCTCAATACTTGAGAGATCTAGAATCGTATAATCATTTAATATCTTAAACTTATTAGTTATTGATAATATGACTCTACGATATTGGTCATTATTGGTTTCCAAAGCCAATCTTAGCCATCTAGGATTATTACTTAATTTTCTTGACTTGTTAATTCAAGGCAAGTCATTAGGTCATTCCTCAATTGTTCCAGTAAGGAAATATTTAACTATTCCCTTATTAATAGTTTTAAGAATTTTAATTCTTAAACTTCTGGGCCAATTTCCGTTATTACTTCAAATTTTGTTAAGCTGTTTTATAATAATTTTACAATTATTAATCTCAGCTTTATTCAAACCAGAAGCTTTATACAAGTAATACTCTTGAATTTTATTCAATGAGAAGGGACTATCATAGTCCTCTACTCATGGAGTTTTACAAGTATTAGGCTTATTAGTAACTTTTGGATTATTTATTAAATTTAAATTTAAATTTATTCATGTAAATGATCTAAAAGATTGCGATCCCTGAGTTAAAACTCTGGTGCCTTCTTTACATGAGAATGCTAAGCTAACCGGTTTGACGCGGTACACCCTAAGATCATAATAATTATATTTATTGTAACTATTTTGAAT